CGCTCCGCGCTTCTCATTGCCACGCTGCGGGTTGGGCGCACGGCCGTAGGGGCGGCCCTTGTGGCCGCCCGCCGTTCTAGCCGGGTTCCCTCCCCTCTTCCACCTCATGGAGGGCGAACGCCAGAGTCAGGTCCCGGCCTCCCTGGCCCATGCCGTAGTACATCTCCGGTGTCCAGTGATGCTTGTGGAACAGGTAGTACGCCAGCTCCAGCTCTGTGTCGCCGCCCTCCGTCAGGCGTTTTTTACTTCATCAATGGTGATGCGGCGGAACCCGCACAGCCGCTCCACCGCCCGGCTGAGATCCTCGATCTCTCCGGGCAGCAGCATGGCCTTCACCGTCTCGGCCGGGGTGGCCCCGCCGTACTTCTCCTTCAGCTCCTTCGCCTTCAGGTCGGGTTCCACGCAGCCGGCCAGCAGGATATCCAGCCCTGGGTCGCCCGCTACCGAATCCCGGATGCTTTTTACCTTTCCGTAGGGCAGCGCCCTCAGCTTGAATACCACGTCCGTGCCCAGCGCCTCGCTCAGCCGCTTGACGCGGTACTCCGCCGTGGGCAGCTCCTTCTGCACATTGGGCAGCTCCGGCCGAAGCAGAAGCGCCAACAAATCCGTCCTTTTCTCTTCCATGTCACTGCACCTCAATCTGATCCAGGTATTCGTAGTCGCTGAAGGTGAAGGGGGCGGTCACCGAGCCCACGGCGGCGGCCTGCCAGTCGGCCAGGGTCAGGTCGTCGAAGCTGACGTCGTAGAGGGCCACCCGCTCCGCGCCGTAGCTGTCCGGGTCCCGCAGCTTGGAGATCACCGTGAAGCGCCGGTCCACGCCGCGCTTGATGCCCTCCATCCTCTGGGCGAAGCCGGAGTCCACCTTGTGCATCGTCAGGCTCCCGGTGCCGCTGGCGTTCATGGCCTTGTGGGTGGTCATGAACCGGCCGCACAGGTTGACGGTCTCCTTGTTCAGCGCCACCTTGGCCTGACAGGCGGAGACCTCCGCCACCTTCTCCCCGTCGATCCACAGCTCGCCCCAGGTGCCCGAAATGACCCGCCTGGCGCTGTCAATGGTTCTTGCCATAGAAATCCGTCCTTTCTGTCCTTTATCCGGCCGTCTGCCGGTTCGGTTCCCTGTCTGCCTGTTTGAAATATCCGGTCAGATACCACTCCTCGGCCCGTCTGGCTTCCTCCTCCGTCATTTCCGGGGGCAGCGGGATGCTGCCCCCGCCTGGGAAACTCCAAAGCCCGCTCTCCGGCTTCCCTTCCAACAGCAGGCGGAAGGTCTCCCGCCCCCGCGGCGTCACCAGCGTCTGCACGCCTCCCTTTCCCGTTTCCCGGTCAAACCATTCCTTTACCTCGAAGCATTCGTTGTTGGGCCGCGTGGCATAGGGCAGCAGTTTCCCGCTCTTCCCCCGGAACAGGTACCGGTTTTCCAGCAGCCAGCGGATGAATGCCTTTTCCCCCACGCTCAACAGCTTTGCCGTCTCCCGCAGGCTCAGAAGCAGGTTCCGCTCCACCAGCTCGTTGAAGTAGTCGATTTTGGGCTGCTGAACCGCCAGCTCCCTGGCCAGGAGGGCCCGGTCCCGCTCCGCCACCCTGCGCCCCTCCTGCTCCTCCTTCAGCCGCTGGGCCAGCCGCAGCAGGAAGTCCGGGCTTAAAAGCGCCTGTTCCAGTGTGTGGGGCGTCATGTACGCCCCGTGCTTCCGGACAGCGGGCAGCACCTCTGCCGTCACCCACCGCCGGAACTTCTTCGCCCCCGGCAGCTTGCTGGACAGCACCAGGGAATACAGGCCGCTCTCGTTGATGATGGTCATACCCCGGTTTGGAATATCAAAGGTCGCGTTTCCCGACCCCCCGGCTAACCCGTCGTTTTGACGGGTTAGAATTTTTTTGTCCTCTTCGTCAACATGCTTTCTAAGCGCCTGGTCAGTATCGCTGTACCCCAGCGCCTGGGCCACATCCTTGCCCACCAGCCAGGGCTCCCCGTCGAGTTCGACGGTGCGCACCGCCCCAAACTCCTGGTTCTCAAAAATCTGCATTTCCTTCATAATCTCCGGCCTCCTCCGCCGGCTTCCATGGGTTATGTGTCCTCTTCTGTTTCTGTCCTCTGATGTATAAGCATTCGCACCAGCTCGCCCTGCTCCTTCTCCATGTCACAGACCTCATGAAGAATCACACCGAGCATGGTCTGGATATCCAGCGCATGAGACCGGATAAGCTCACGGTAAGGGCCGAACATCCCCTTCTCCCGGATGAAAAATCCCAACTGGGTGTCCACCGCGTCCACGAGAACCCGCAGCGTATCAAACCCGGCCCGCACGTCCTCCGCTTTCCCTTTCGCCGAATCCACCATGATAAAACCCTCCTATTGCTTTTCCGTTGCCTGCCGTGCTATAATAGCCCCGGAGACGAGTTTTGGGGTGGGGCCGGGTCTCCCCGGCCCCCGGCCGTTACTTCGGCCAGACGCTTAACAGCGCCTCATGCAGTGTGGAGAAGGACGTTCCGCCGCAACTCCACGTTCCATTCTGGAACCGCATACCCTCGCCTCCTTCCGCCGCCCGCGTCACCGGGCGGCTTTTATTTGTCTTGGGGTTGTCCCCCTTGACGATGCTAGTATACTACGTTGCGCAACGTATTTCAACTGACACTCTCCACAACATTGCGCAACGTATTTCGTGTATTTTGCTACGTTGCGCAATAGGCTGAGGCATAGTATACTAGGTTTGGGAGGTGGTACTTTGGCGGAACGAAAGGCCAAGTGGCAGAACGACTATATAGCTCGCACCTATGATCGGGTAAACCTCACCATGCCAAAAGGGCGAAAAGAGGTCATTCAGGCGAAAGCGGATGCCCAGGGCGAGAGCGTCAACGCCTATATCAACAAAGCCATTGAACAGCGCATGGAGCGGGAGGCCGGGGAGTAATCCCCGGCTTTTTCGCGCTCCGGGCGGTGCTACAGGTTGTCCACGGAGAGCTGGAAGTCCTCCATGGCGTCGACGAAGCGGCCGCCCACCCGGACAAAGACCCAGCTCCCGGTCTGATACTCCTTGATTTCCTGCGCGGTCATATCCGCTGTCTCAATGCCCTGGGAGCGCATCCACTTCTCCTGGGCCTCCGCGTCGAGCTCCGCCCAGCTCTCCCCGGAGGAGAGCACCCCCTGGCCCTCCAGCTCGGCCAGGAAGGTCTGGATGGCGGTCACCAGGACGCACTTGTTGTCGTAGGTGTTGGCGTACCGGCCCACATACTGGTCCTGGATGGTGGTGCGCAGATAGTAGGTGAGGAGATCCATCCCCTCCACGATCTTGATCTTGCTCCAGTCCGCCTTCCCCGTGGCGGGGATGGTGGTCAGGGAGTTGACGCCCCGGGCGATCTTGGCCTTGACGCCGTCGTGGATCAGGATGAGCTTGCCCGCTTTGATGGCCGCCGCCTGCTCCTGCGTGGAGCGGGGCGTCACGGCGGTCAGCTCCGTCAGGGGGGCGTAGGTGGCCGACATGCCCGCGGGGATGCCCGCCAGCACACCCGCGATCCGGCTGGCGTACTCCCCGGCGGTGTAGGTGGTTTCCCCCTCCGCAATGGCCCCGTCGGTCTCGGCGAAGTCGATAATCCCCATGTCGTCCGGGGCCTTGGCGGCGTTGGGCTCCACCAGCTTCTCGGTGAAGTAGGCCGCCCTCCGGTCCTTCACCCACTTCTCCAGCGCCGTCAGCTCGGCGGCCGTCGCGTCGGGCGGCCCGGCCAGGTAGTCCAGCGTCAGCCCCTCAATGCTCTTGAGGCCCGCCTCCAGGGCGGTGGTGTCCTCCGTGCCCGTGGCGATGACCACCGCCACCACCTTGCTGGGGCCGCCCCGGTCGCTGCCGGTGAACGCCCTCCTGATGTAATTCTGGTTTTCCTGGCCCAGCTCAGCGGGGATCAGCGCCGCGCTGGAAAGCTGGTGGACGCCCTGGGCCTTGGCGTCCCGTACAAATACGCCCACATAGCCCTTCTTGCTCCGGTTGGCCGCCTGCTGGGCGGCCGCCTGGAAAGTGATCGTCAGGCTGGGCAGCCCGATTGTCGTCGCCATCGTATCATCCTCTCTTGCGTCAAAGCGCAGTTCGTTCGATTGCAAAGTGCTCCATCTTTGGGGTGTCCGCCGCCTCCGGGTCCTGATAGCCCGGCCGGGCATCCATCCACTGGAATACGGCGCTCACCTCGGCAAAGTCCGGGTTCCCAAGTCCACGGTTTGCCTGCACCGTCAGGGCCCGGTCCTCCACCTGGAAAAAACCTTGGGCAAACAGGCCCATCACTGTGTCCTGCCGCTGGTTCAGCGCCTTCCGGCTGCTGTCATGGTAGGCGTCCGCCTCCACATAGCAGGTGACCAGAAGGGTCACGCTGCGGCGTACCAGTCCGATGTTGACATCGGATTGCTCCGCCTTCTGGCACTCCAGGGTAAAGGAGGGCCGCCGGAAGTCCTTGGGAAGCTCGTCATAGTAGACCGGCTCTCCCGGATAGAGGCGCTTCAGCGCCGCCTCCACGGCGTTCATCAGCGTATTGGTTGTAAGCATCTCAATAGTCCACCTCATCCGCAATCCGGCTCAGCACCCGGTCCGCCGCTTTCAGCGCGAGCTCCAGCGCCTTCGCCTTTGTCCAGCTATAGAATTGCCGGCCCTTGACATATCCGGCGGCTGAGGCCCGCGTGACTCCGGCCCGCCCCGCCTGGTTCCACGACCGGCTGCTTCCGGCCGCCGGCCTGCGGGTGCCGTGCCCCCGCTCCAGCCACCGGGTGACCTGCTTTTTGGACACGGGCTTTCCCTTCCAGGTGTGCTGCGCTTCCCCCGCCCTGGGCTGGGCCGTCCCTTTTCCGGGAGAGAGGGCCGCATAGCCGCCCTTGCTGCCCACCCGCAGCTCCTGCCAGGTGCGCACGGTGCCCTTGGCCCCATCGGCCAGCTCCGCCGCGCCGATTTGCGCGTTGAGCTCCCTCTGGACGGCCGCGCCGGCCTCTTCCACTGCCTGCCGCCGTGCGTCCGGCACTGCCTGGAGGAGCTCCTCCCAAAAGCGGTTGAACCGCTCCAGCCGCGCCCGGTCCATGCGCGCCGTGCTGCTCACAGGTCCACCGTCCTTCCGAT